TCGTAAAGTGGTTCTCCGTGCTTCTCGATATAGTTGAACAACACAAGAGTGTTACCTTTAATATCTTTAACCAGATTTTTAATCAGATTATTTCTGCCAGGATGTGTTACCAAATACTCCATCTCATCATGATATGATTCAAAATGTTGCGGAGCATGTTTACACAATAGTATTTTGATCCTAAATTTAGATAGGTAACCTTCTTTAATTAGATCATCTGTTTTCGTAACACGTTCACAGTTACCGAACAATCCTTCTAGTACCCACTTGTGTGTCTTGCTCCCGTCTAGGGTGCCAGTGAAACCAAAGCGGTACTTAGCATTGTGTAGCTTAGTCATGATTCCTGTGAGGGACTTCGACTTAAATAGGTGTGCCTCATCACCGATAACACAGTCAATATCATCAAAGTATCTTTTTGGGAACTTGTAGATGGATTGCCAGGTTGAAATAATAATTGGTTTATCCGTATTTTTATCCTTGCCCGAATAAATCTTATGCACATGATCGTCAGCGTTCCATCCGTAGTCATTAAAGTCATTGACCATCTGTTCTACGAGGGACGTAGTAGGGACGATGATCAGCGTCTTCTTGTTGGTAGCAGTATAGTATCTGACGAGGGAATAGATCATCAAAGATTTCCCAGATCCCGTAGGCGAAAGAAGTAACTTGCGATTATATTTAATAGCTTCGTAGACCGCACGGTATTGATAATCGCGTGGTTTAATATCTGCTCGGACAATTTTGTCCATAAATGTTTTGACACCAGCAGGAGACACGAATTTATTATCGTCAGTTACATCTCCGTACCAGTCGTTCTTTTCGTATACAATAGTATACTGTCTTTCGTCTGCCCATTGCTGAACATGTTTCATTAGACCATGATAAAGATCACCTGTACCAGGTGAGTACAGGCGAATAGTTCCATCCCAGTATTTGTATCTGGGATTTCTTTTTAAGAACTTAGCTTCAGGAACCTCAAATGTAAAGTAGTCCGACAGTTCCTGATGGACATGTGGTTCTTTAGAATTAATGGTAATGTAAACTTCGTTCTTCTTTTTAATAGACAGGGTGGTCATCATTGTCCGTTTACGAATTTCTCCCACTCAATGGCACTCTTGACCTGAAACCCTCTATTTGAAATTTGACGCATAACTTGATCCAACCAGTACAACATCTGATCTAGATACTTAATCTTCGCCTCAAGATTGATGATGTCATCATCGCTCTCAAGATAGGTTTTCATTTTCTCTGAAGTTTTAATGCTTGATCCAAATGGTTTAGCGGCGTATGTCTTAGCGTCTGCCTCGCCAGAGTAATACTCACGCTTCTCTCTAACCATCTTGCGGATCTCAAATTCAAGTGAAGCTTTGATCTGAGATATGTCAGTGTAATGGTTTAAGTATTTATTATGTTGAAAAGGGATGTCTAACGCGAGTTGTCCCAAATCTGTGGTATACTGTTTGTTCTTGAATTGAAAGTCAACTGCAGAATCTTCCGCCCATTGCTCTCTTAATTTTTCAAATTTATTACGAAGGGATTCAAAGTTCATAAACGTTTGCTATTTTTATCACAAAGGAAAAACTGCTGGTGTTTAAATACCACCTCTGCAGTGATGTATTCCACATCAGTCATTGTAGCATCAAACTGTAAGTTAGTCAGTGCTACTGGAAATAGGTTTTTAAAATCCACAATGAATGCTGGATTGAATGCGCTAGTAAGGATTGATAGTTGACCATCCGTATACTGATCTTCATCAGCTGTTTCTCTTAGCATCTCGTCAGCGTTTCCGTTATCACGCATCCACTTATGAATGCTATTGTAATTTACTAGATCTTCATCTACAATAAAACGCACGACAAAATCCCCGAACGTTACTCCACCACCAGGAATAATTTGCAAACTCCTAAATCGAGTTGGAACTTCCGTAGTTGGCATTGTAATGTCAGGGATGTTTGCTGTTTGGCAAAAGAAATCTACACCCTCAAACTTTTCCAGTTTAAGGAGAAAACCAATAGGGTTTAAAAAATTCCTATTAGTAGGTTGTTCTTTATACCACTGAGCAGACATGTCAACTTCCCAAGCTATTAGTATTTATGGGTTGTTTGGATCTAGTCCTAGACCAATAAGATATTCTCTCCACCACTCTACCTTTGGTCTCTTCCAATTTGGTACAGGCAATCCTTGAAGCGAATAGTGTTCCTTAATCGCTTCATCTATTGTTTCAGATATTTTTAGTTGCCAAATTCTTTTTTGTAGTATGTCCATTCTCATGGTCTACAGCGTAATTTTTAACCAAGGTAGTAGTGGTGGTATTACTCCAATGAGTCGAAGCAATCCATCAGCGAAGAGTGCAAGGACAACCCAACCAACCCAAAAACTAATGATTGAAGCATTACGATTGTGTCTGCGTATAGCATCATCAATCATCTCCTGACACTTTTCTTCAGTGATGTAATGACTGGGTTTAATTTCTTGCATCCTCATTGTACCAAAAGTCATCCCAATCTTTTTTAGAGTGTGTAACATCTTTCACTCTAGGATTATTTCCACTCATCGTTTTCTTCGTCTTCGTAGTCCCAGATTTCATAAGGTCCATGTTGCATACGTTTTAGTTTTTCTGTTTCGGAACGGAAGGATGCGGTTTCTGTTAACCACAAAGCAAGTTTCATCACAACGAAAACTACCGCTAACGGTGACAAGCAAAGTAGTAATACAAATGATTGATTCATTGTGTGTATTCGTTTAACATGTCTAAAATTCTATTAAGCATTTCGTGTGCTCCATCATGCCAATCACCACTTTTGTTATGGTAACCCCCATTATATAGTTCGTTTTTTATTTTTATTACCCTAGGGGTCATGTCAACTTTGGATACAATACCTCTTGGCATAACAAAAATTAGATAGGTACTACTATTTAAGCACAAAAAAAGGGACCCTTGTGGGTCCCTGTGTTGATATCGTAACAAGTATCAGGTGAGGTTAGCAACTCTAACTCTTCTGTAATACTGGTTGCGGTTGTGAGTAAGTGCTTCAGCATCAGGTGTGCCGTTAGCAGCAGTAACAAATGGGTTAGCAACCATGCCGTAGCGTGTCTTGAAGCCAATCTTAGGCTGGAAGGTGCTAGGGTCAATGCTTCTGAGCATTTGTAGGGGAACGTATGGGCAGTAGAACAGTCCACTGTCATAAGGGGAAGAACCCTTGTAACCCGCAACATAGTAGTGGGTGTTAGAAACGTTAGCAGAGTAAGGATCAACGAAGACCTTAATGCGTCCGTTCATAGTACCAACTAGGAGGTTACCAGTGTCATCTACTTCACCGATGGAAGGTCCACCAGCGCCTTGAAGACCTGAGGAGTAGTCAAGAGTACCAGACATAGCAAGGGCGGAAGCAACATCAGCAGAAGTGATGATGAAGTTACCCTTCCCTCTACGAGTTTGCTGTGCGATAGCGTTGCAATCTCTTTCGATCTGGAACATAAGTCCCTTGAATTTTTCAACCGACCATCTGCCGTTGGAGTCAACGTCAAGGTCAAATACGCCAGCGTTAGCAACGTTGTTCTGAGCACCTTGCTTAGCAACGGTGTAAACGGTACGAACTACTTCGCGGTTGATTTCAGCAAGGATCTCACTAGAAAGAAGATTAGCAAGTTCCTGCTCAGCATCAAGACCATGAATTGCTTTCAAGTCCTGTGCAAGTTCTAGAGTGTATTCTGCTTTGAGAGCTCTGGTCTTTGCAGTAACAGAGGTCTTCTCAATGCTGAAGCTCATTTCGTTGAATAGGGTAGAACCCGATCCTAGTGCTTCAGCGTCTTCTCTAGCGATGTTGCCTGCTTGACGCTCGTAGTTAGCAGCAGTTGTACCGCCACCAGATGCGTCGTTAAGAAGGCCAGGGTTAGCATCAGTTGCACCACCGTCTCCAAGAGGAGATACTGGATCGTTGTATGCTGCAGGACCCTGAGTGTTACCAGAGAAGTTGGTGTCAGGCTCATTGTAGAGTGCTTCGTTACCAGCACGGAGAGCAGCACCATTTTGCTGATAATGACTCTTCATTGCGAAGATAAGTCCAGTAGGACCACTCATTGGTTGGACGCCACAGATGTCGTATGCAACCAAGTTAGGCATTGCACGACGGATGAGGCTGATCATTACTGGATCGAAACCAGCAAGTCCACCAGTTTTGGTATCTAGACCGCTACCAGATAGTGCGTTAGTACCGATTGCACCAACAGTGTTGG